AAATCAATATCACTTGTCCCGTTCAATCTGAATAATGCGGGTATCTTGTCCCGTAAAGCTTTAGATTCTGCCCTATCAATTTCAAGTAATAACTGATTATTAAACCATTCCGGGCGCAATAACATTAATATCGTGCGTTTAGTGGCTGCATTCTGTCCGACTGACATTCCTAACTGTCCGCTGCTGATTAAACATGGTTTTTTACATCCTGCGCTATCCGCGAATACGCAAAGCGATTGTGTCGCTACTTTATCCGCAGGCTGTAGATATAAGATATAAGTATTAAACTTATCCGATCCTTTTTCTACTTTTTGCGATGAACCAAACAATTTCATTGGCTTATTTAAATACTCTATATTTTGCAATGCCCATTGTTTCGCCTTGTCGTTTATCTTATCGCTTTCGATGATGTCGTATAATGTAATCATAGTCTTTTCCCTTTTCTGCTGTCTTGTATTACTTAATGAGCAACCATTAAACCAACAAAAAAAGGATAAGTTATGGAATAAAAGTGGAGATATAGTGGAGGTTTTAAAACTTTAAAAGTATTCCAGATAGGAATATATGAGGGGAATAGTTGAACTATTGGGAATAGGTGAGAATATTCTATAACTAACTGGAATTAAAAGGGTAAAAGGGTGAAAGTTTAGAATATAACAAAATATATGTAAGGAATCTTACACTTCTAAACCTTCAAAAATATTGTCAATAATTAGGGCACTAACATTTAACCTTGTTAAAAGTGGGGGAATATTTGAAAGCTTTAAAAGTGTGCAAATGATTATTGTTAACATTTGAGAAGCATTCGCATTTGAGAAGTATTAGCAATTGAGAAGCTTTAACGTTTGAGAAGTATTCGCATTTGAGAGTCATTCTCATTAGGGGGTAGGCAGAAGGCCATACCCAGTCTCCCCCCGCGTAATACGTGGTCGTACATTTTCAAAACTTTTAAAGCTGTCAATATTAGAGGGGGAATCTTGGGAAGAGAAGGGGGAATAATAACAAAAGATATCATCGTGCAGGGGTAGAAGCTTTAGAAGGGTAGAAACAGTTGCGCTCTCTATTTAAAAGCTTTTAAAGCTTTAAAGTGTTGTTTATAGTTGTTGTATAGGACTTATTATCGGTAAAAGCTTTAAAGTACGTTACTTAGTATACAGTTGATTTGTTATTCTGTCAAGTGTTATTTCTGTTATTTCTATTATTTTTTTATTGTTAATTAAAAAACAAGATTTCGTAAGAAATTTATAAAATATTACTTGACAACTGCTTAATACTGCTGTATAATATAGCACATGACTCAACATGTATCTAAATATTTACCTCGTAGCTCTCAGAAGATAGAAAGAGAGTATACGGAAAAGCAGCAGAGTTTTTTAGAAAACCTACTTACCACAGGAGGTGATCCAAAACAAGCAGCAGAATTGGCAGGTTACTCCGAAGGAAGCTATCCTCAAGTCGTAAAAGCACTTAAACAAGAAATGATAGACTTAGCCTCTGATGTCCTAGCACAATCTGCACCTAAAGCAGCTTTTAAGCTGGTAGAAGTAATGGAAGCAGAACATGCTATCCCACAGTCCAATGTGAAGATACAAGCTGCTCAGACTATCCTAGACCGTATAGGCTTAGGTAAAGCTGACCGCATTGACATAAACCATAAGGTAGATGAATCTAGCAACGGGTCTTTATTTATTCTACCTGCTAAAGCAGCAGTAACAGTTGATAATGACGCAGAATACACTATACCCGAAGACTAAGCCCAAAGGTAGAGGCGTAATACCTTTTGGATATACTCACAACAAAGAAACTAATATGTTGGAGGCTATTCCGGGGTATTTAGAAGTTTTAGAAGAAGCTGTCAATGGTCTTTTAGACGAGTCTATATCCTCCTTAAGAGAAGGTCTAGTATTTATAAGAAGTAAACTAGGAGACGATGCAAAGATATCGCATCAAACCTTAAAGAACTACCTAGAGAAATCAGGTGGTAAAGCAACTAGACAGTACACTTATCACTCTGAAGTTAAAGCTAAGATGAGTGCTAAGAAAGCTTTTAAACAGAAAAAAGACACTGTTAAAAGTTTAGAAAAGAAGCTGACCAAAGCAAAGACTCAGTTAAAAAGAAAGACTACAGTACTTAAAAAGCTTGACGAGCCTGCAGAAGCTGTAACAAAGGAAGGTAAGGTTATTGACCTAGAAACACTTCCTCAAAATGTAAAAGCTGAAGTACAGGACAATGTTATTTTTGCTCCGAATGAAGGGCCTCAGACAGAGTTCCTAGCAGCCGCAGAGACGGATGTGTTATACGGAGGAGCTGCAGGGGGTGGAAAGTCCTACGCTATGCTCGTAGACCCCCTCAGATACGCTCACAGAGCTGCTCACAGGGCCTTAATTATTAGAAGGTCTATGCCAGAACTGCGAGAGTTGATAGATAAGTCAAGGGAATTATATCCCAAAGCTTTTCCCGGTTGTAAATATAGGGAAGTAGAAAAGCTCTGGAACTTCCCTAGCGGTGCTAAGATAGAGTTTGGCTTCCTTGAAAGAGATGCAGATGTATATCGCTATCAGGGACAAGCATACAGTTGGATAGGCTTTGATGAGATTACTCACCTTCCTACTGAGTTTAGTTGGAATTACTTAGCTTCACGACTAAGAACAACAGATAGCGAGATAACGCCTTATATGCGTTGTACTGCTAACCCCGGTGGTGTTGGTGCACACTGGGTAAAGAATAGGTATATACAACCATCAGAACCTGACAAAAGCTTTGTAGGTAAAGATGGATTAACACGTAAGTTTATACCAGCTCGTTTAGAAGACAATCCATTCTTAGCAACAGATGGACGTTACGAGCAGATGCTTAAAGCTTTGCCTCCTACGCAACGCAAGCAGCTATTAGAAGGTAATTGGGACGTTAACGAGGGGGCAGCTTTTACCGAATTTAGTCTTGAAGAACATGTCATACCACCATTTGAGATCCCTATACACTGGGACAGAGTTAAAGGTATTGACTATGGTTACGCCAGTGAATCAGCCTGTATATGGGCTACAATTGATCCTAGTGACGGTACATTGATAGTCTACCGTGAACTGTATAAGAAGGGTCTTACTGGTGAAGATTTAGGCTATAAGATAACAGAGATGGAACTAGAAGATCCTATGTCTGTCCAAGGAGTTTTAGATACTGCAGCTTGGTCTAGAACAGGTACTACAGGCCCAACAGTCGGAGAAACATTAGTACGACAAGGCCACAAGCTGCGTAGAGCGGATAAGAATAGAATACAGGGTAAGATACAGATTCACGAATACCTGAGGTTACAGCCAAGCGGAAGACCAAGAATACAAATATTTAGTAGCTGTCCCAGCCTGATACGCGAACTTCAAGGCATTCCTCTGGATAAGTCAAACCCTGAAGATGTTGATACTCATGCGCCTGACCACGCATATGATGCCTTAAGGTATCTTATTATGTCTAGGCCAAGAGTAAACGATCCTCTTGCTCAGTTAAGGCACATACGTCTTGAGCAAGCTTATACACCTGCAGATGCAGATTTTGGATATTAATATATGTCAGAACAAAATAGTCTAACAGCTAACGGTCTATACTTTGAAGAGGTAGAAGAAGAACAAGGTATGCAACTGACTTTAGAAGAGTCTTTGCGTAATAACTTTGTTGGTCTTATTATGGATCGTTATGAGCAAGCAGAAAGCGCCAGAGACTTAGACGAAAGACGATGGCTAGAAGCTTACCACAACTACCGTGGTTTATACGGTAAGAATGTACGTTTTAGAGAATCTGAAAAATCTAGAATATTTGTTAAAGTAACAAAGACAAAAGTACTTGCTGCTTTTGGTCAGTTAGTTGATGTTATCTTTGGAGCTAATAAGTTTCCTATTGGTATCTCAGAAACTAAAGTACCAGAAGGTATTAGCGAGTATGCTCACTTAGACCCTCAAAACCCTTTACCGGGAATTGAAACAAGTGCCGAAGAGTTTCCTGCTAAGAAAGAAGAAGAAGCTAACCCTTATGATGTTGGTTTTGCAGGAGACGGAAAGGTTCTTAAGCCGGGAGCAACTTTTGGATCAGG